TGTACATGTGGCTTTGTTAAAAGCCACACACCTCGCTTCGTTGGAGAAAGCAGGAAAGCTTCCGCGTACCCTGATTTCGAACATAAATGATGTGCCACTGCCTACTGAGGAAAAGCCTTCTCATTTTAAAATTCCAAAAGTTCAAGTAGACACAACGGTAAAAAAGGCAAAGTTACAAGTAAACTTACGTGTGGTTTATGACAACTATCCCTCTATTCCAAAGGATAAGACACCGCCGTGTGATACTTGTGTTGGTGTGTGTTGTGTTGTTTTCGCAGTTAACATAACAAAAGAGGAGTACGATTCTGGCCTGTTTGGAGATAATGCGATCGAGATAACGCCTGCGATAATTAAACAGCTTGGATCTAGCTTACTGGACGTTCCTAGAATAGGAATGCCTATGCAGGAGGCAAAGAATGCCTACTACCTAGAAGGTAAGATTGGAGAGCGTTGTCCGTTCCTAACCAATACAAATAGGTGCGGAATTTATGACACTCGCCCCATTACTTGCAGGTCTTACACATGTGTGGGTGATGCACGTATTACGGATGATATGAGAAGTGGTCATGTGCCTTTGGACGCATTTTCTACTAGGAAGCAACATGAATAGTGCTTATCTTATTTGCATTCATATTTTAGTGGCGTTGATATGCACCCTGGTTGCAGTGCCTACATACCTGTTGTTGGAAGCTAAGAACAAGGACATACCAAAAGCTAAGATTAAAGCCTGGGTCAGACAACGACTAAACACCGATGAGGGGCTCGCACTAATCGTGTTTAGTCTTGTAGCTAGCTTGCTGTGGTGGCTTACCTTGTCCATTCTGTTTGTTTGTCTTTTATATAAAGCCACCATAGCCGCATGGATTAATCTTATTGACTACTTCTATCCAGTGGAACCCTCTAAGTCTGCGGAAAAGAATATGTATAGGTAAGAATGTTAGCTAATCTACCGACCGAAATCTTTAACAATGTTCCAATGACCTGCTGGCGCAGTATTGGAGAGTCTTATCTATATTGCGTCAATACACTAGAAGAGTGGAAGGCGTTCTACCAGATACTGATTCAGCAGAAGTTAGTGGCCTGTGATACCGAAACAACTGGATTTCGTTGGTTCAAAGAGCACGAGGTTATCGGTCTGTCTTCTGGTTGGAAAGACCAGCACTTTTATGTGCCATTGCGTCACACAGAATCTGTGCAGGCTGGGTTACCAGAGCAGCAAATTGATATCAATGACATTGAAGATGATTTGCGTGCTTTCTTTGGAGACCCAACAAAGACGACCATTTGGCACAACGCTAAGTTCGATATGCACTTCTATCAAAGAGAAGGCATTCCGATCCTGTGTAAGATTCACGACACACGTATTCTTTGGCACTTTTATGACGAGAACGCTCCTGGCGCCCTCAAGGTCATCGCCTCTGGTTGGAAGGATGAGCTTGGTCGCTGGCATAAGGGAATCGTCGATGGCGCCGCATCTGTAAAAGAAAAGCAGCTATCCGACTGGCGTATTCAAGAATCTAGAACACGTAGAGACTTATTCAGAAAACTGGTCATGTCTGAAGCTGATCTTCTATCTAAGAAGATCGAGTTTCAACACATGAAGCGCAATGATCTCAAGAAGCACATTGCTACCAACCTGCTGCAGGACCACAAGTATGCAAAGTCTGGTAAAGATGACATACACTATGGGTTGATTCCTATTTCTTTGATGACCGAGTACGCAGCGCTAGACACCTACTTAACTTACCGTGTCTATGAATACTGCGTAAAGAACATCACTTGGACACCTGGCTTAACTGCCTTGTACAAGAATGAAATGAACTTGCTCCTTGCTTTGTTTGAGGCAGAGGAACACGGTATGCGTGTAGATCGCAATCACCTGCTAACCACAGGCGAGTTGCTTGACGCACGCATAGAAGAGCTTACAACCACAATCAAGGCGGAACTAGGGGACATAAACCTGAAGTCTGTACAACAGCTTGCAGATGCTCTACAGGAAAAGGGAGTCAAGCTTACCAAAGTAACAGAGTCGACTGCGAACTTGGATGACGAAGACAAGAAGTACGTTCTTGACAAGAAAGTACTTGAGAAGCTTAAATCTAAGCATGAGATAGTTAAAGCTATTCTTTCTCTTCGAGAAGTCTTAAAGACTAAGTCTACTTACGTTGATGGTATTCTTGAGAAGATAAATGACGAAAACGTTCTCCATTGCTCGTTCAACCAGAACGTAGCAACTGGACGTATGTCTTCGCAGGATCCAAACCTGCAGAACATTCCTGCACGTAACAAGAGCATTCGTAAAGCCTTCGTACCGTGGAGCAGTGAGTACATTTATGTCTTCGCTGACTACTCACAAATCGAAGTACGTCTAACAGCACACTACTCACAAGATCCGCTGTTACTAGATGCATACAGGAAAAACCAAGACGTTCACACCCGCACCTTCTGCGAGATGTGGGGCTTGGACGTTGCCGAGATATCTGAAATACTTAAGGATGAGAACCATCCCATGTACAAGGAATACTCTTTGCTTCGTGGTGTGGCTAAGCGTATCAACTTCGGTATCATCTACGGTGTTGGCGCTCCTGGTTTGTCCGAGCAGATCGAACGTCCAGCAAAGTACAAAGACCTTCCAGACGAAGAGTGGGTGGCGATCTGTCAAGGTTATATCGACCAGTACCTAGACAAGTACGTAGGCGTTCGTCAGTTTGTTTCACAAGGTAAGGCGCTAGTAGCTAGAGACCTACAGGTAACTAATTACTTCGGACGCGTAAGACATCTACCACATGCGAACATCACTAAGGTTACAAAGGATCGTAGCTTGAAGTGGATGGAGGCGCGTGCATCACGCCAAGGCGTTAACTTCCTTGTACAGGGAACCGCTGCTGATCTATTCAAAGTGGCCGTGGTTCGTATCAGGAACATTCTCAAAGGTAAAAAGAGCAAGTTGGTTAACTTCGTTCACGACGAAGTACAAATCTACATGCACAAGTCTGAGATGGACTTGTTACCCTTGATTAAGAAGGCAATGGAAGATTGGAAGTTTGCAATAGATATTATTGCAGAGTTCTCCTATAGTGAGACATCTTGGGGTGAAAAGAAGTCGCTTCACTTTTGACACCAAGTCTGTTCGTGCTACAAAGGAAACATATGACGCTTCCAAAAATAACCAAGTTGGTGCCAACATACACTGTAGGCGGGATTGATTACTCCAACGAATTAGATGACCATCTACACATTAATCGTACGGATCTTTCCGTAGAGTTCGCAGAGCATTCAGAACGCTTTGCTTACTATTCCACCTGCTACGAGTTAGCTGCTGACAAGCTGCGTCGACTAGAAATAGACTTGAAGCGACAGTATGCCGTGCTCGACATACAGAAGCGACAGGAAGCACAGCTAGCAGGCATTAAGCTTACCGAAAAGATGGTAGAGAACAGTGTGCTCGTAGATGACCTCTATGTCGCACTTCAAGATGAGTGTATTGCTGCTGAGATGCAGTTAGGTGTTCTCAAAGCTGCAAGAGACTCTATGGCCGCACGAAAAGAGATGCTCGTTTCTCTAGGTGCTAACTTCCGTACGGAGTTCCGTGCAGATGCTACATTGTTATCAAACGAGATGCGTAACCGCTAAAAGACTCCGTTGACAACAGTTCACAATCTGGTAGACTGTGGTTAACAAAAGCTACCTTAACTGGTAGAAACTAGACAAAAAAGGAAAAAAAACAAAATGGCATTAGATTCCGTAATGAATGAAAAGTTGAAGAAGGCTCACCAAGAAGTTCAAGCACGTATGACGCGCGGAGGGGGAGAGACTACGTCGCTTAAGTATTGGAAGCCTGCTAAGGGGGCATTCTTCCACCATGGACAGATGAGGGTTTCTACGCAGGTACATTCTGGCGTGAGGTGTGGCAACATTGGAATGTTGGTGCAGAGAAGAGTGGACCAGTTCTTTGCCCTGCAAAGACTCCAGGCAGCGAGGATACAAACTGCCCTATTTGTGCGCTTGTTGAGCAATTGAAGGCACAGAAGTCAAATCCTGAAGCACAGGAAATGGTTAAGGAGTTTAAGGCGAAGGTAGCGTACAACCTATCTATCATCGACTTGAAGGATCCAATTTATACCTCAAAGGATCTTACTGAGTGGAAGAACACTCGTCCCGACACAGATGCACCCTTTGAAGTGGGCGACAATAAGATTCAGGTATATGCAGCGACCTCTACTGTGTATGAGGGACTTGCAACGCTTGTGCTTTCTAACGAGTTGGATATCACTGACTTGGAAGCTGGACACAACATCACCATTTCCAAGTCAGGAGATGGACTCAACACGAAGTACACTGTTACTCCTGAGATCAAGCCAACCAAGCTTCCTCTTCCTGAAGGGTTTAAGATTCCTGACTTGTCAAAAGTCGGTCGATCTTTCCAGTCTGTGCAAGACATGATTAAGGTCATGTCCGAAGGTAAGGCAGCTTCCTACGTCAAGGGTGTTCTTCCTGCAAATACACCAAGTGGTAATGCAGGAGCAATGCCTACGGGTACTGGCAGTGCGGGCAACCCAGGTTGGACGCTTGGCGGAACTGACGTGAAGGATGACGACGATGCAGATTTGGCTGCTGAGATGCGTGCTCAACTAGGCTGATCTTTCCCAACATAGATTAGAGGATCTGGTGTAACCCATCGGGTCCTCTTTTCTTTTTCTATATTACAAGAACGGAATTTAAAAAATGGCAAAAGAAAAGAAAGACCCCAAAGAACCTAAGGTAGAGAAGGTTGTACATGCTACTAAGGAAGAAGCTAGACAAGCTGCATTAGCTGCATTGAACAAGCGTTACGGTACAGGAACTGTGTTTGAGTTCGCAAAACACCCATTGCCCAAGATCGCCTGTACGCCTAGTGGATCCATAAGCTTAGATGTTGCTCTTGGTGGTGGTTATCCACGTGGTAGAATAGTTGAGATCTTTGGACCTGAAGCAAGTGGAAAGACCACGCTCACTTTGCATGCGATTGCGGAGATTTAGAAGCTTGGTGGCGCTGCTGCTTTTGTAGACGCTGAGCACGCGCTAGCGCCCGACTACGCTAGATCGCTTGG